ATTCTAATAATTGCATTTGACGCATCGGCTGTTGGGAATTGTATTGTAAAATCTCCTGCTGTAGACGTTTTATCGCCACCAAAAGCTAAAACACAAACTGCTTTGTCGCTGTTGGTGTCATTGTATATAAGGCAACCATTTGCAGTAACAGTGGCATTGCTAAAAGTTAAATCAGCAAAGTCAGTAAATGCAGTTGTTCCAGACGTTGTTGGGTTTACATTTGTTAACGCCGCGCCTGTAGCACTGTAGTTAGTTCCACTTGCTTCGTTTGTGCTAGAGTACGCAGTTGTTGTTGCTCCCAAACTAGCTGAACTTGTATATAAAGCTAACTTAAACGAGTTACCGCCTGATGCTAAAAAGTTGTGTGTGCCTTCCATTAACTCTTTTTTAAACGAAGTACACATTGCTTGCGATATTGCCATTATAATCTCCTAATAATTTCTGCTACATCTTTGTTTTGGTTTTTTTCAAGCAACGCAATTAAAGTAGTTCTATCGCTTTTTATCGCTTGTTCCATGTAGAACATTACAACTTTGTTTACTTGATCCTTAAATGCCTCTGCTTGATCTTTAATTGCAGGATGACAGTTTCCACCTACTGAAACAATTCTATCTGTAGCTCTTTCTGCCCAATGACTTGCATCAAGTCCTTTGTTGTTTGATGTAACAACATTAACAACACCTGTTTGAGCCGAACCTACATTAATCAATTTTAGTTCCTTCCCTGACGTACTGCGCCAGACCTGTAGCTATCTGTTGTTCCATATCCTTCACCAAGAGTTTTTAACCTGTTTACAGCTTCATCATACTGAACCTTGTAAAGCTGTAGAAGATCAGCATCTCCTTTAAGAAAAGTATATGACTCTACTAAACAGCCATATAATAACGCATTTTCAGCATTATCGCCTAACCAACTTGTACCTGTAGACGATACGGTAATTGACTCTGGCCTATAAAAGTAATGCAACTCAGCGGTAAATGATGCGTTTGGCGTTGGAGCTACTATAATGGTGCTTTCATTGAAAATTGCGTAATACTTGGGAACACCAGTAACCGCGCTTGATGGATAGGCTTCTCTAATAAAGTTAACATCTTTATTCAATAAGTACTCATACCCACTGTTATCAACAGCTAAAGAATAAACGCCTAAGTAGTCGGTAGGCGCAGACAAGTATTGATTATCTGCTGTTAAAGAACCTGTTACATTTTTTCTGAAGTCAGGAAGCTGTACGTCTTTTATTATCCTTTCTTCTGCTTGAGTGATAATGTTTGGCAGGTTATCCACAAATGTAGTTTCAGTTGTTTCTAGATAATCTTGTATTGTTTCTTTTAGCGTAGTGTATGTGAATGCCATTAGCCTATTACCACCTTAACTTCTCCTACATTGCCTTCTATATCTAACCCCACGGTAAAGCTTCCTAATTCAGTAATGCCACCGCCAACAGGGTTAAACGCAAATAAACGTCTACTTTCATCCAAAGCCCTGTCTGGGCGTGGATTTAATAAAGATTGATTGTCAGATATAGATAATTTTCCCAGTTGTAACTGAGGTTGATCAACATCAACAACATCTTTTCCAACTAGCAAGCCATTCCATCTTTGGTTTTCAATCTGCGGAACAAGGTCTGTTAGCTTATAGCGAAAACCAGTCCTGTCACAAAATCCAAAGGCTCTTTTACCTTTTGATGCCGTCAAAACCTATAGCCTCCCGGAGTTACAAACAACGAGGCTTTTTCTCTGTCTGCATCTGCGGCAAGATTCCATTGCTCTTCATACTCAGCCTTGAGAAGAGGAGCTTTCTGGTTTGCCTCAATATATTTAACGCTAAGGTGATATGCAAGCCCTGCAATTAAACAAGGCAAAAACCTTAACGGAACATCCATGTTATTTGATGCAGGCGATCCAGTGTCTTCAACTCTTTGCATAAAATAGTAAACAAGAGTGTAATCTTCTTGGCTGTCAGGAACAGGCCAAAGATTAATAGTAACTGCACTAGGGTCTTTTTCAAGAAAATACTGAACAGGCTTACCTTCTGTTAACTTGTTAGATAGATGAGCGTACTGGCTTATTGATATTCTTGTTAGTGTTTGATCGAACTGACTGTCAGTGCTTCCAGAGTTTGTTCTTACAAAAGCTTCAATGATATCAAGAACATCACCACTTAATGTATAGTTACCATCTCCACCAGTAAGAGCTTGAGTTCCTTCTTGAACAGTCCAAAGATTTAAACCTCTGTTTTGCCACTCAAGCATAAGAAGATTAATGCTTCTTCTTGCGGTTCTGTAATCATAGCCACTACGCAACTCTAGCCCTGCTCTTTCAAAAGCCTCTTCAATGGCATCGCCAAGGTCTAGGTTAAAGTTGTATGTTCCGCTAGTTGCCATTTTTATTTCCTTTTAGATTTAGCCCCAGAACATTTCCATCTTTTACGAGACAAGTTGTTTGGAGTATTAGGATCATTTTGTTTTTTCTTAGAAAGACCTTTCTTAATACCTAGACTCCTAGCGCAATAACTATCTCCTTTTGATGTTCCTGCACGAACTCTTGGGCCACCACCTTTAGCTTTGCCTGCTTGACCGTAGCTAACTTTCTTTCCAGAAGAGGTTACTTTAACCTTTGCTTTGCCTTTAGAAGGTTTGCTGTTTGCCACTATCTGTGCCTCGCGGTCTTTTTAGCAATCTTTTTTGGTTGCTTGCTAAATTGTTTTCCTTTTTTTGTATCGGCTTTTTTCTTTTTAGATGTAGCCGCATACTCTTTGTCTGTTAAGGATTCTCTTGCTTTTTTAGGCAAATATCTTTCACCTGTAGCCTTCTTTCCTTGAGTGCTATTTTTTCCTGACTTTGTTCCCCATTTTTCTTTAGTCCATTTATCTAAAGACTTCTGGGATTTTTTTTTTGCACTTCCGCCTTTAATCTCTTTACCCGCTTGTGCGCGTGAAATAGCCATTATTTTTTGCCTTTGACCTTTGCCTTGGCTTTAGCTGATAAATCTTTTAGATGAAATAACTTTACACTTGTTTTAGTGTGTGACTTGTTAGTATGCAAAGTGCCATCAGACATTTTGTGGTTAGAACCTTTATGCTCAGTTCCATCCCTTTTGTAATGTTTTACACCCTTCATTTGTAACCTCCACCCGCTTCCTTATAAGCTTTTGCAAGCATCTGAGCTTTTCTTGCAGACCATTGACCTGATTTTCCGCCTTTAGTGCCTGCTTTAATTCTTGAAAATTGACGCTTACGCATAGCAGGCTTTGTATAGTTGCCTGCTGAATTAACAGTTGATTTAGCTTTAGCTTTTTTTTCTGCCATTTCTAGACCTATTTGTTTTTCTAGATGTGACCCTTAGATTTTTAGCCTTGTTGTTGCTTGTATTTCTGTCTTTATGGTCAACATCTTTACCGTCACCTTTGTGAACAAGGCCTTTCTTTTCCATCAGCTTTCTAGCTTTATTTCGCTCGGCCCTGCGTTTTTTTTCTTCAGGTCTTGAATGAAAGTTTTCATACTCAAGCTTATAATTTCTAGCCATAAGATTTTAATACTTTTAAAATAATGCTGTAAGTATCGCCGCTAGAGTGACCAACGGTAGTTAACATAATATCACCAGTGACTCCGCTACCTGCATTATTAGGTATGCCTGAAAATCCAGAAAAATCTAACTCATCAGAATAGTCAGCAAGTATATGCCATGCCAATACATCTGTAGAAGCATCAAATAACACTTTAACACTCATTCCAACAGTACTGTACCAGATGTTAGATATATTAACTTTAGTACAAGCCTGCCCTGTCATTGGGTCTTTGCTAAGAGCAGAAACGTCAATTTTTTTAACTGCCGCTTCTCCACTGCCATCACTGACATTGGTGAACTTAAATGTGGCGTACTTTGCCCCATCTGAAATTGTTTGTGTTGCGACTGCATCAGCCATTACATTCTCCTAAAAATAAGGGGTGAATTTCACCCCTCAATATTAACACACTAAACTGCGTATTAAGCTATGGTTGCAATTGGAGTTGAAAGAACAGTTGTCATCCACTTGGAGTTAGTTCCATCATCTGATACACAAGTCATAGAAACTCTAGCGTTTAGAACGGTTGAGTTTACTAGCGTCAAAGTATCTCCTGCTACATCACTTACTGCGTTAGCCGCTGTTCCTGCAACCAATGAAACCATGCCTTGGAAAGCTGATACAGCAGAACCGGGAAGTACAAACGTAGTTGTGGTACTACCGCCTACAGCAACAGTCAGTTGAAACTCATAATGAACGCCAACATTCCCAGTTGAGAGAGCAGGCATATTAACAACATTGTTTGCTGTTCCGTTAATCAAGAACAGAGTTCCAGACTGAGCGGCAGTTAGAGTTTGTGTCAAAGCACCTGCGGCGTTAAAGTCAGTGTTAATAGACTTTTTGCCAGTGATAGACTGAGTGACGGCAAGAGTTCCACCAACACTAGCATTATTGCTATAGGTAGAATTAGTTGTTACAGCACCTGTATCGCTGTTTTTAGAAATATCTGAAAAACCATTTTCGGAGCGAACTGCTCCAGTATAAGTTGTAGTACCCATGAGAATCTCCTGTCTTGGGTTAGTCTGCTGTTAAGCAGTCAGGGATAGTTAATAATAACGTGTTAAAAATAAAAAAGGGGGTTTTTACACCCCCTTCTTGTTTAGCTACTTAGCTTGATCCCGGAGAACCATAAATGCCAAGTGGATCGGATACACCGAACGAGTAACGCTCACGAGCTTTATAGCGAACATTACCAGTATCAAAGTCTCCATCCATACTAGTTTCAAGAGAAGTACGCTCAAAATGCTTCATTCCGTTAGGAATATCAGTAAGGATAAAGAAAGCATTGCTGTCAGTCAGATAGTGATTGACTGCATAGCCTTCTGGAATAGCACCCATATTACGGATAGCATTTATGTCGTTATCAGCAGTTGAAACACGTTGGTTAGTTTCTAGCAAACGATCTGCTGTAAACATCAACGCAGGTGGAACGATCAAACGAGTAGGACGAGCCGCAATAAGCAGGCCGCGCTCATCAGTGTATCCTGCAATAGTAATAATTGCATTCTCCAAAGATGTTTCGTTTAAGTCAGCCGCAGTTGCAGGACGGTTGCTGTTAAAGCCACCACCTACAGTTGGGTGACCGCCACCACCAGTAATACCATCGCTAACAGCAGTGAACAGGTTTACACCGTCACCAGACTGAAACGAATTAGTAAAACCGTTGTTTAGAGGATTAGCCGCTTTAACCTGCTTAGTGTAAGCCATACCGCGAGCAAGACCTTTGGTGTAACGAGCAGATAACGAATCATACAAGTTATCTTCCATAGCCTCTTCGGTAATAGCAAAACCCATAGCAATGGTTTCGTGGTTGTAGCGAGCAGAGAAAGACTCTTGTGCTGAATCATAAGAGATTGCAGAACCTTCGTTTTTAACTGGAGCCGCTCCAAAACCACTTAACTTGGTTTCCTCTTCAAATGAACGATCAGAACTCTCTGTATCATAAATAAGAGTATGCTCGTCATCATATTTTTCATACTCAAGGCCAAACAGGGCGTTAAGACCCGGAAGTAGCTCTTTAAGCATTTGTGCGCGTGAAATAGCCATTTGTTATATCTCCTTAAACGCCAGTTGAGTTGCGGTACGCATGATCGCCTGCATTATAAATGCAAAGAACATCAGTAAACGCATCACCGACTGAGCTAGTTGGCCCGTCTACAAATTCAACAATTCGTAGTGGGAGTGTGGCTGTTGTTGCGGCTGTACTAGCATCAAGCGCATTTTTACTGCGTCCAAAATCAATACTTCCGGCAGTCTGAACAGCACCTGCATTCAAAAACATAGTTGTTTGAGCAAGTGTAGCATCAGCCTGAATCTTAAACACAAGATCAGGGTCATCAACAACATAAGCCGAGATATCATCTGCCGCTGTACTAGCAGGGTAGAACTGGCTAAAGGTTAATTGCTTTGATGTTGGGTCAGTGTAAGAACAACCAACAAAAATTCCAATTGGAGTTAATGTTGCAGTTCCTGCGTCTAACTCAACGCCTCCTGCGGCGACTGGTTTTACGAAGTCACCATAAAAAATTGCAGTTCCATAGTTGTTAGCAATCTTCATGTGCCGAACTTTTCCCGAATAAGAGCCGCTCGCACTAAGAGTGTTAACTGGTTCTGCGCCGTTTGGGGTAGCAGTGGTAGCCATTATAGGCCTCCTTAAATAACAAAGTTAATCTTAGTTTAAGGAACTTACCCCAGTATTAGGGTTAGTTCCTTCCAAAAGTTGTCCTAGTGCTACGCTCTGGTTGTAACAGAGGCATTCTAGGATCATTCTCGCGTAAGTAGTTGTTGTCAACTGACTGCATCTGATTATCAGCGGCTTTCTGGAAATGTTTAGTTCTAGAATCCATCTTTTCCTTACTCGCTTTACATAATAATAATCCGCCAACTTCGATGTTACCCTTAAATTGCGAGTTAATATCTGACGTTAATAAAAGTTCAGGGTGGTCTTCAGCCTTACAAGGATCCCAACCTTCTCTAAACATTCTAGAAACATGAGTATTATCTGACTCTCCAAGAGTACTTGTCCTAACCCATCTAAATACATAACCTTCCTGTGGAGTCGGGTCGGGTAAAATAGATGCGGGTGTCCATGTATCATCAGGACGAGTATCTTCTTTGCGTGAACTGTTTTCTCTGGGTTTGCGCTCTTCAGTCATTTCAGGTTCTCCTTTGCGAGTTGTCTGGCGTACTGTTCTGGGGTAATCCCTAATTTCCTAGCGAGAGAAACTTGGGTGGACGTTAACTGCACTTTGCGCGGTTTTGCTCCATTATTCCTATTGGATGAAGCCACTACCGTGGAGCGTTGATTAGCAGTCGCAGGCGCGGTACGTCCATTAGTATCGCTAGTATCCTGCCAATCAAATTTTGGGTACGACTCTCTCATACCTTTATCTATAAAGTCAAAGTATTCAAGAGTGTTAGGTTTAATTCCACTGTCAACAATAGCTTCTTCGTGCAACCCATAAGCTGTTGCAGTCATTCTTTTGCTGTCAGGAGACATAAACCATTTGTTCTTATCAGCCCATTCCTTAGCCTCTGGATCAACTGTAGGAGCTTGAGGTGCTTGAGGAGCAGGTTGTTGAGGCGTTTGCGCCCTATACTGTTGGTTGTACTGCGCTTGTTGCGCTAACTGAGCTTGATGATTATTAATGTTCTTTTCATATTTGTCAGCTTCAGCTAACTCAGCTTGAGCATTATACAAAGCTTCCTGAGAGTTAACGACAGTATCGGTATCACCTTCTTCATAAGCTTTTTTGTAAACAGCTTTAGCGTTTTCAAGCGTCATTTGCGCTTTTGCTTTTATCTGTCCTACTAAAGCAGACTCACCTCGCTGAATAATTGATTCGTATTCTTGATTCTTATTGTTAAGAGTCTGAGTAACACGAACTGCCTCATCGCGCATTCTTTCAGCGGCTTCTCTTTGCCGCCTTTCTTCATTTTGTTCATAACGCAATTTGTTTATGCGCTTTTGAACCTTATCACTATAACCTGAAAGCTCTTCCTCATCAGACGTTTCAGTTGTTTCAGGAGCTTCTGCTTTTGCAGGCCTGCGGTCATCAACAGGTCTGTCATCAACAACTTCTAACTCTATGTCAGACTCAGCTTCCAGATCAGAAGATTTATCTTTTTCTCTTTTGACAATCTTTGTTTTTAC